GAGAAAAACCTGTTAGTCCCGAAGGACTCTAACTATTATACTAATAGAAAAGAAAAACACAAAATGTGTCCTTCGAAATTAACGAAAAATTTTGAAAATACCCGTTGGTAAGAGGGTAGTAATGAACTTATAACTTTAGAAAAACTTAATATTAAATCCATATTTACTATTTTGGATATTAAATTTACAACTTAAATATATTATTAACTAATTTATATTGCTAAAGAGTTTGCGTGTTAAACACGACTTATATTTGTTAGAATTGGAACTCCAACAAGATAGGAAAGCGAAAAATCGTCACCAGGTGCTTTCCAAAAAGAACTAAAAACTGAATTTGTAGCAGAGGTTGCCGTACGCGGTGTCAAAGTAACACAGCATGGAGGAATATGTCCCTTAAGCATATTCTGAATATTCAAAGGTCTATCGGTTGCACTATATTGAGTAGCAGGAGAAATATGAGATATATTATAATAAGGTACCTCAAACTCAACTACACCTTCAACAGTAGGATCAACAATGATATTTGAAGATTCAGAATTTTGCACACTAGGACCTAACAAAGCTGTTGTTACTATATTTACCGTTGAACTGAAATATCCAACTAGTGTATTCATAGTATCTTGAATTGAATTGAACATCGAAATATCCCAGGAAAAATTGCTTTTTACTCTACCACTCGTACCACTAACAGTTTCTGAAATCATTTTGAAACGCATTGAGCCACGCCAGAAAGCGTAGAGGTAATAATAATAATCCAATTGTGAAAAATTTCGTGTTGTAGCAACCGTAGTAGGTGCAATTTGTTGAGAAAAAGGAGCTAAAACAATAGCATTTGCGGTGGCATTATTATTAAGAGTGACATTACCAGCATCTACTCTTCCAAATCGTTTGATTAATTGGCGAACAGACATAATCTTCTCACCAACGCAATGTGCCTCTGGAGACCAATTTGCGTCAATTTGATGAGTGTCTATTGATGGTGGGTGAATTCCCTTCTGAGCTTCATTCCTAGGAATTGCCTCATTAGCACCCATTAAAGACATTTGCGCTTTCGGTCGCACAACATTATACTCCTGTTGAGTCTCATTAGTAGAACGCTCCTTAGCTAAAGCTGTAAGCGCTCCACCATAAGGAACATAAGAAGGACAAGTTGGGTTAGCAAAAGTCAAATCTGGTCCACCATGAACTTCAACAATTGTATCAATTGCAGGATATACATTATTGGCAGCAACTAACTGATTCAATACTTCAACTCTGACAATACCAGTAACGGCATTATACATTAAAGAGCTGTTAGTACCTAACCAGGATGCTTCCGGTCTAATGCAATACATCCAGGGACGAGATGAAATATAAGGAATAGTAAATGAAACCTCAGTTGAAGTTCGCAAATCAACTATCATTTTTTGAGTTTTAGAAACATCAGGAACACCAGTTGAAATTGTAGAATTAAAATAAAAAGGAATAAAACTTATACGCAATCTACCGGAATGATATTGAGTCTTAACAAACTTAAAAGTATAAACTATACTACCACGCCACATACCAAAACTATTTGCTAAGTAACCCATATGAGTTGTTCTAAATCTATTGGTTATTGTTGAAGAATAGTCCTTAATTTTCATTGGAGTAACATAATTGTCCCACAATATGGAACCAGTTGTAGAACCAGTGCCAGTTGAAGGCCAAGAAAAAGTATCCCAAAAATTAGGAATAGAAAGAACATGAGAAAGAGCCATTTCATCTGAAGAAGTTCCAGACAAACCGCTTTTAGTTTCAATTTCATTAGTAGAAGATAATGCTAATTTATGAGAAGGATCAGCACCATCGAAATTAGCCATTCGAACTTGACCGCGTAATTTTGATTCACAAGGAAGACCTTGTACAGTTGGTTTAGAATAACCCAAGAGTTTGAAAATATTTGCTGCCTGCGCTGAAATCCATGCAGGTTTAGTAAAGAGATTACCAATAACAGGAATACGAGATAAAGTTGAAAGACCTTCAGAAATTTGACCAATCCCTGAAGATGTTGAATTATTATTTTTAAGTTGAGTCAATTCAGTACTCGACTGCGCAAAAATACGCGGGGGTTTCGTTTTATAGGAGCCTGTTGTGTACA